CCGAGTCGCTGGGCGTGATAGCGACCGCACCCCCCGGGAACATGGGGAAGGTCGGGCTGTACTGAGTCTTGGCCATGCGGCGCTCCTCAAGAAGAACGGGGGCCTAGGCCCCCGGGAGGTCAGTTCTGCGAGAACGTCGGGTTCTGCGAACCGTCAGCAGCGCGCTGCACGTAAGTCACCGTCACAACCGCACGGCCCGCCGTCGCATCAGCCGTACCCACCGCATAGCGCACGTACACCGTGGTGTCCGCCGTGGTCGAGGTCTGCCAAGCAAGCTGCGTCGCCGCAGTCGCCGTACCCCGGAACCGACCGCCCGCCGTGGTCACCACCGCAGCCATGAGCTGAGCGCCACCCGTAGCGTTACCGACCGAAACCGTGGCCGTGGACGAGCCGTTGGGTACAACGACCTGATCGACCGTGATGTCGATGATCTGCGATCCCTGCGGGATGTTGAAGGCCAACGTATCGACGTTGCCTTGGGCCGCAACCACGGTGCCCGTGTCATACGACTGGGCGAGGGTCACCAGACCCGTGTTACGCGATGCGCCGTAGCGTTGGGTGCCAGAGCGAACCGGCCCGGAGAAAGTTGCGAACATGGTATTACCTCAGGTTGTACCGCCGGACTAGGGCGCTTATGCTGGTTGCGGAACAGCCCAAGTCTTTCGCAAGGGCCGCCAAGGTTTTGTCAGGGTTAGCTCGGATGTGTTCGAGCTTGGATGAGATCCCACGATCGTAGCTTCGGCGAGCCTGCGGGACCAGCTTACCATAGTCTGCTGCGTATCTGACAAACAACTTATGCGCAGAAGCAGTGGTTATTCCTACGGCGCGTGCGCGCTCAGCGTAGGTCAAGTGATCGTTCTCAACGATGAACCGAACCTTCTCGGCGTGAGCCGGATCAGCAAATCGTCGGACGCGCTGCGCAGCTTGCAGCGTCTTTGTAGCTTCGTCCCCAAGGGGCCGCGCCGCTTTCTTCTTGGTCTCGGAGATTCGTTTCCGAGTACTCTCGCTGTGCTTGCGCCCTAGCATCGGGAACGCATCCGAGGCGATGTTGTAGTCCGCCGCCTCCTCAAAGTGCAGCTCCCCGCGAAGAACCAGCAGCTCCAGATCCCGAGCGTCGTCCAGATCGGCGCACATAACTTCAGCCACCCAGTCAAACGCGTCTTCCCCGGAAGCAGTAAACGCTTCCTGCAGGCGATGGTTGGGGTGTTGCCCCAAACGAAGAAGCCGGAAGTGCTCGGCTTTGCGCTTCAGCAAGTTTCCAGACGAGCCGACGTAAGATACCCGATCAGCTCGATTGACTAGCCGGTAAACCCCGGTAAGGCGCTGCGCATAAGGCATCTGGGTCGGCCCAAACAGTAGTAAAAGACACAGTACACATGAAAAAAAAGCCCGTCAAGGGGCGCTTCTAGGGAGAAGTCCGCCAAGTCGGTTGATGAGCTGGTGATCTTGGTCTTTTGACGGTATCACACAGACACGTTGCTGGCAAGCTGCAGCACCCAGCGCTGGTTGCCCACCCCGAAGATCCGGCTCCAACCGGCCGCCTCGCATATCTGGGTCTCCGTCTTCTCCGGCGCGTAGTACGAGGCAAGCACCGGGTGCGTGGCCAGCTTGTGCTTCTGCGTGGCGTACCGAGGAACGCGCGCCACTCTGCCGTGCGGAACCCACCAGTAGTCGGGTTCGGTGATACCCGCCAAACTGAATCCGGCTGCTTGGTACAGCCGTCCATCGCCGTACCGCAGGTCGCAGTAGCTCGTGACGCTGCGCGGCCGCACGTCCGCAAGGAAGCGCTTGAACAGGCGCGTAAACCCCCCTCGCACCCGGCCGACTGACGCGTAGCGCAGTACCTCCCAGACACCCGCGTCGCCTGCGCCCACCATCGCTCCGGAGCGCGAAGGACCAAAGGTCGCTACCGCGAGCAAAGCGCCGCCTTTGTCGCGCAGCCCGTAGTGCCTGCTGGCCACGACGTGCCCCTGAATGTGCTGCGCGTCCATGAACTCCTTGCTCTGCGTCGACGTGAGCACGTCCACGACCAACTTGCGCGCGTCGAACTTGGGGGACACGCCCAGCACGGCTGCGATACGCGACTTCACGATCCCAGGTTTCTGTACCCACTCATCCTCGAACACTTGCAGCAGGCGAATACCAAGGCGCTGGGCCACCTCCCACTTATCACGGTGGTAAGTTCGCCCACGGTACGCCTCGTTGTGCCAGTGAAGCCCGTGCAGCTCAATGCCAACACTCAGCGCTGGCACGTACAGGTCGATGTGCTTCTTGTCCAACAACGGAGCCGAGCGCTGCACCTCCAGCCCGAAACCGCTGATGAACGCCGCGATGTCCCGCTCCCACTGCGGGTCTGCCGCGCCACAGGCCATGCAACCCTTGCCCGACAGGTGCGCCCACGCAGCTTGCTGAAACTCGCCGTGCACGGGGCACACGATGCGGATCTTCTCTTTGGCCCCCCGGTACTCTTGCTCCGGGTACGTGTAGCGCCCCTCGTGCTCGGCCGTACAGCGTGCAAAGAAGTCCACGGCGGTGTTGTCGATCTTGCTCTGGGCGCTCAGGTGGCGGTACTTGACGATCCGTTCGCGCTTGGCCTCGGTCTCGCACAGCCCGCAGCCTTGCTTGCGGTAGTAGTGGTGGTTGGCGGTGATCTGAAACTCTCCGTGCGCCGGGCAGCGAACGAGAAGCGGCGCGTTCATGCGGACAAAGGTGCTGTCGCTGTAGTCGTACTTGCCCCCGTGGATCTCAGCGACCTTGGCAAAGTAGTCTTGCGCCGGAGTCCGCTTAGCGTCGGCCCGCTTATCCGCCCCGCAGGAAGGGCAGCCCCGGCCCTTACGGAACTGTGCTGCGTACTGGGAGAACTCGCCATGCTCGGGGCAGACGCAGCCTGTTATGCGCTGTAGCGCCCCCGTGTAGACGGCGTTGGAAAAACCGTAGCGGGTACGGATTGCTTCGGGGAACTGCTCAACGACTTCGGTTAGCGACTTCACGGGCCCTCCTGTGGGAACCCAAAGTATAGGGTCAGAGTGTATTCGTGTCAACCTGTCGTATAAATTAAGGACAAAAAGAAGCCCGCCGAAGCGGGCTTCCCTAGCATAAGTCCTTGAAAACTAAGCCTTACGCTCCTTGCGAACCCCAGATACCCAAGGCATCAGACCAGCCAAACGAATATCTTTCCCTCGCTTTGTACCGTACATTCCCGGTATCAAAATCACCGTCCATCCCAGTAGCCATAGGCGTCCGCACGAAGTGCTTCAGCCCGTTGGGCACATCAGTCAAAAGGAACCACGCGTTGCTATCTGTAAGGAAGTGGTTTACTGCGAACCCACCAGACACCGTGCCCATCGCTTTCAGTGCGTTGATGTCGTTGTCGGTCGTGCCCGGGCGCAGCTCAGTTTCGAGCAGTCGCTTGGCGACAAACATCAGACCCGGCGGCACGATCAGCTTGCGCGGTTTGGCTGCGATCAGCAGGCCACGCTCGTCGGTCCACGCAGCGATCTGGATGACCGCAGCTTCCAGCGAGGTTTCGTTCAGGTCGACGCCAACAGACGGGCTGTTGTAGTTGACACCGCCGCCGACGAGCGGGTGGCCAACGCGCGAGCTGGAGCTGTTGTTGCCGAACAGGGTCGTGCCGTCGCCACCGAGGAAGGCTCCGTTGAACCCGTTGTTCAGGACCGCAGCAGCCTTAACCTGTTTGGTATACGCCATGGCGCGCGCCAGCGCCTTGGTGTAGCGCGAGGACAGCGAATCATACAAGTTGTCCTCGACCGCCTCTTCGGTGATCGAGAAGCCGAGGGCGATCGTCTCGTGGGTGTACCGCGAGGTGAACGCTTCTTGCGCGTTGTCGTACTGGATCGCCGCGCCCTCGGTTTTCACCGGAGCAGAGCCGAAGCCCGACAGCTTGGTCTCTTCCTCGAAGGAACGCTCGGAGGTCTCGGTCTCGTAGATCTCCTTGTGCTCTTCGCCGTAGCGCGAGTACTCCATGCCGAACAACGCGTTCAGGCCGGGGAGCAGTTCCTTGAGTAGTTGGGAACGTGAAATAGCCATTGTCAGTTACTCCCTTAGATGCCGAGCGAGTTGTTGTACGAATGCACGCCGACGTTGAACTTGACGATCAGCTCAGGGAAAGCGTCCAGTTCAGTGCCGCGAACAACGTCCACAATCCGCATGGCCAGCGTCGAAGTGGTGGCAAGCGAAGCACCGTTGGTGCCAACGATCAGGTTGACCGCCGACAGTCCGGGGACCGTGTTGGTCGGTGCAGTGAGATTGCCGAGTGCTGCGTTCTTGCCGATCGCGCCGGGCCAGCCCGAGCCAGCGGTGCCGCTGTTGAACGTGCCGAAGCCAGCCGAACCTTGGATCTGATACAGCTGATCCGGGTCGTCCCACACCGACACGAAGATGTCAGTGAAGCCAGCCGTGACGGCATTGGCCTGAATGTACTGGCCCCACAGGGACTGGCGAGTGCTCGGGTTCACGTAGCGCACGCCTGCGCACACACCCATGATGCCGGCGGTAGCGTCGGCCGCAGTCGCCGGGATCTTGATGGCGGTCGGGGTGGTGGTCACACGCTGGGGGAGACCAGCGGTGGTGAGAGCGATGACATCGCCCAGAAAGAACGCGGTCGTGTCGGTCGAGACCTTGTACTCGCGCGTAGTACCGCCAGTGAAGGACTGCCCACCGATTAGGTTGACAGGCTTCAGGCCGTACGGAGAGGCAACGGTTGCCATATTCAATGCTCCTTGATTGGATGCTCAGCGGATCACTTGGACCCGCTACCGAACCCGGAGCCTCGTTGCACGCGAGATTGGCTCTCACGGAACAGGGGCATGCGCGGGTCATTGTTCTTCATGAAGCTGTTGTCCACAGACTCCACTTGGCGCTGGGACTGATCCTCGTAGTACTCCTTGCGGGCGCGCATGCGCTCCTCGGGTGCACGACACAGCATCAGACCTCCGATCTCGACGTTGCCGCTGGCGTTTCCAGCCATGCGCAACTCGGGGTGATCCGAGAGCTTCACAGGTTCCCAACCGTCTCGCATCTTGATCGACACGTTCGACGGATCAGCTTGACCCATGACGTGCGTTGCGATCCAGCGGTACACCCATCCGGGCTCCGGGGTAGGGTCAGGCAGCGTGCTCGGCGGCTGGTACTCATACCGAGTGCTGGTTTCGCGCGTTTGCGCAGTGCGGGCGGTGCGGGCTTCAGACATTTCCAGACTCCATGCGGGCGACACTCTTCGCGTACTCTTCCAACGGAACTCCCAATTTCTTGGCCAGTGCGACCTGAGTCGTAGTCAGGCGGACCTTCTTGGGACCAGTGGATCGAGTTGCAGGCGCGACGACGTTGGCAGGCCGACGGTCGGAACGCTTAGCCCCGAATTGATCGGGGAACACTTCCCTCAAGCGAGCGTTGAGGCGCTCGTAGTAGTCATCAGTGCGCGGGTCAACACCCGCGAGTACCAGCTTGCGATGCACCCCGAGCGCGAAGCTGGTCAGTTCGTCGTCCTGTCCGAACCACTGGTTCTGCGCTTGCCAGCGCTGAGCCTTTTCGTCGGGAGCAGGAGCGGCTTGTTGGGGCTGCTGCTCGCTATATACCTCAGTTTCCTGTTCTTGTACAGGGGGTCGGTAGTTGGCGAGCTGGTTATGTCGGATCTTCGCCTCAGTCAGCGCCTCTTGCGCCTCCAGAATGGCGTCCGTGTCCATGGAGTCCTGCGCCTCGCGGTACTTCTTGCGGGCCATCTCCAGCTCAGCCGTGGCGTTGGTCTTGAGCAGCTCCAGCTGTTGCGACTGGCCGGTCTGCAGACCGGCGCGCAGGCGCTTGTTCTCTTCGGCCACCTGCTTGGCAAAGGTCAGCGCTTCCTCGCGCTCGCGCAGGGCGGCTTCCTTGGCACGGCGTTCGTCGTGCTTGGAGTGCGCCAGCTCCTTGATGCGCTTCTGGACCTTGTCGCTGTAGCTGGCAACCTCTTCGTCGGTCACCTCTTCCGGTTCGCGGTCCAGCGGCTTGCGGTTGCGGTCCGTCTCGGGCGTATCGTCAACAATCTCAAGGTCGATGTCACCTTCGCCTTCGATCTCGATGTTGATCTTCTCGTCCTGCTCATCGGGGAACTTGTATTCATCTGCCATGGTGTGCTCCTTCAAGCGCGGCTATAGCCACGGGGGTCATCCACTACCGCCTCGACCTGATCGTCGTGAATGAGGCGGAACTCCTTGCCGTGAATCTTGAAACGGGTGCCGGCGTACGTACGCACGAGGATGAAGTCACCCTCCTTGCACCACGGGCCGTTGGGGAACTTGACCTTGTCCGCATACGCTTCGGGGCCCACGGCGAGAACAAACAACACCGTCGTCGTCACTTCCTCGGTCTTAGCCACCATATCGGGCTTGATGAGGTCAGAATTGGCGAACTTAGTGTCGATCTGCGGGATCGCGCACAGGATCTTCCACCCCGAGGGGCGCGGCAGTTGAGCTGCCGGAGTCTGTTCCGTCTTCTCCGCTTGTTCTTGTTCCACTTGCTCAGTCATCGTTGTCTTCCATTAGTCGAGCGAGGTCGTTGATATGCTGCTCGGCAAGGGCCAGACCCCGAATCACCCCTGTGAGCTCCCGATACTGCTCAAAGGAGGTGACCCCCCCTTGCAGCAGAACTTCTCTTCGCGCGTTCAGATCCTCGCGGATCTTCTCCAGCAGTACCTCAAACGCTCGGTCCACGGTCGCCTCCTTTGGCCTGCATGCGCAGCAACTCGCGCGTCATCTCGGACTCGTCCTTCTCGGCCGCCAGCTGCATCTGCTGGTCCACCTTGTACGCCTCGATCTGCTGGCGGGCCTGCTCGCTCTGCTGCTTCTGGGCCAGCGCCTGCTGCTCCAAGGCGAGCTTCTGCTGGGCGATCTGGGCGTCGAGCTGGTCCTTGGCCTGCTTGCGCTGGACCTCGGCCTGCTTGATCTGCAACTCGGCCTGCTGCATCTGGATGAGCGGGTCCTGCGCTTGCTGCTGGGCCTGCTGCTGGGCTTGCTGCTGTTGGCTCTCGGCGACCAGACGAGGCGCAACCTCGGCCACCATGCGGCTCATCTGCACCTCCATGTCCTCGGGCATCTCGGCGTCAGGCGGCGGGAGCGTCACACCCATGGCCTTCTCGATGCGTTGGCGGTAGGCGAACCCAAGGTGCTCGGCCACGTGGG